AGTTTTTATACTTTACAACTTCGCTCAGTATCATTCGAATGCAAATAAACTAGTAAATGTATTTTCAGTATTGGTAGCTGCTGCCAGGTCCCATTCCAGCACACCCAACAGGTTGTCAATCTTCTGATCCACCACAGTGGCTTCCATCAAGCCGTCATCAAAGGGCAGTTCTTTGAACCATTCTGGCAGACGCTGTTCATCTGTGGGATATCCAATTGACGTCCAACCCAGAGCATTGCTCTTGAGCTTGCACACAATGGTCTTCATGCCGTCCACAATCTGCATGCTGTAGTTGTCGCTGTTCATTCGTCGCATGTTGTTCCAGTTCATTGCAGCCCTGACATGACCGGGCATGTTGGCTTTGCCTTGCTCTTTTTCGGCGGCACCATACTTGGTCAGATTGTTCACACGTTTGGGTGAACCTTTTTCCCAACCTGGCCTCTCCATAAATTCATATTTGAATTTGCGAATGTGTTCGACCACATCATCACGCTGCACACCACTCAGGATCTTGTTTAGAATTTCCAACAAAAAGTCTTGAATAACCTTGGGTGTATCACTGCGTTTTAGATCCAGGCCCGTGGCCTTGGTTTTGCCAATTTTGCCATCGACATCCAGCCGTTTGCCTTCAAGGTCGATGATGTTGACAGCATAACGCTTCTTGGTAATAAACAAACTGCGATCTGCCACCATCTCACGACCACACTTGATCAGTTCGCCCATGTCTCGCGGACAATGAAATGCACGTTCCATAAAACCTGGAAATGATTCATTCACTTGATCTGCAATTGAGTCGTACAAGGCAATGCAAGTTTCCTTGCTCCATTCCATACGACCTTGTTCTATTTCTGTCTTGAGCACAGACCATGCACTAAAATAACACGAGTCAGTGTCGCCGTAGATAACAGCCTCGCCTGTATGATCATATTTGCCGGTGATACACTCGTTGATGTATGCATCCATGTGCCGGGCAATGGCACGACCTGTGAGTGTGGTTGACTGTCCAATACGTTTGTCAAAGAATCTACAGCCGGGATTCAAAATAGCACCATACAAGCTGTTCAAGTTGATCTTCTTGACAAGTTGTCGTTTGTCCCAGAACGCAATGTCTTTGGGATCAGTTGCTGCTTTTTTCTTGGCCTGCATGTCCTTGCGTTCTGAATACCAACGCTCCAACAAGCCGGGGATGATACCCTTTTTTTCGTAAGTGAGAATAGTGCCATTGGCAGTAAGAATCCAGGGTTGGTGACTGTCAAACACAATCTTCCAAATCTCAGCAGCTGAGTGGGTGCTCTCAGAACCATCCTGCCAGTCAATGGTGATCTCAGTACCTACCTCTGTGTTCATCACAGCAGTGTATTCAAGACTGCCAAACAATCCTTCCCAGGCTTCTGCAAACTTGCCACCGTTCTTGGCCAGTTGCTCTTTGATATATCGGTCAGTCAACACCGGCCGCAGTTGTGCAACCACAGTTTCTGGACCCATGTTCATGGCACGAATGGCTGATGGATACAAGCTGTTGATGTCCACTGAACCCACCCATTCGTGCAATCCTTTCTTTGGGTATGCAACATAAGCACCAGCGGCCTGGTTATCTGCACCATCGTCTCTGTGTTTGCGATTGGGCACAACCATGCCACGTTCATGTGCTTCGTTGATAATGGCCTGCTCAGTCACTGCCACAGCACCCATTGTGGTCTGCAACAACACAGTGTTGGCATGTGCCAGTTCGCTGGCCAGTTCCAGGAAGCGTAGTTTCTTATCCAGCTTGTCCAACAGTGCAGTATCTTGTCTGTTGTATTCAATAAATGTTCGAAAGTGTTGATTGTACAGCTGATCCAGTGTGCCTTCAAACTGTGTCTTACGTTCACCTAACTCGTATTCTGCAATGGCATCTAGACTGTAGCTGTGACGTTCCTCGTAGGTGTATTTGCGATACAATTGCATATAGTCCATGTGTACACGGCCTACCAAGTCAAATGTTTCTTGTTCAGCACCAAAGCGTTCAAACATACGCTTCTTTGGATGTTGTCCCCACAAGCAAAACTTACGAGTGTCATCTTTGCTGAGAATCCTGGTGCAACGATTTATGGTGTAAGGAATATCATAACCTTCTGAGTTCCAACCACTCAGCACATCAGCTTCTTGAATCAGCTCCAGGAACATTTTGATCATGTCCTCTTCTTTTTCAAACAAGAATGTGTTGTCAAACTCAGCTACCATTTCTTGTGCAGTTGCCATGCTCAAGTGTTTGGGCGGAACTGCCAGCGTGACTAACTGATCCAGCCAATTCAAATAAACTGATATGGCAGTGATTGGGTTGAACGGATCTTCAACTGGTGAGAATCCCCGAATCTTGTCAAAGTCCACTTCGATGTCAAAGAACGCTGTGTACAGTTCAGGAGCGTCTTGATCCTTGTAGTTTTCTTCTAGACATCTAAAGATGGGATTGATGTCTGACTCGTACAGTTGCTTGCCTGAGTGCATGCGAACTTCTTTGCGAAATTCTTTGTTGTTGCGTGTGCTGAATCTTGACACAGGCGTGTCGTAGATGCTGCGGAACTTGCCGCGGGCATCGTCATAATAAAAGATGTAGTTGGCAGGATATTCTCGGTAGACTCTAGCGCCATTACGGCGTTCTACCACGTGAATTCGATCGTGTTCACGATCATAAAGTGCGTCAATATAACTCATTTAACTCCGTTTGTGGCCGGTAAGCCGTGATACATGCTCGTAACGTGAGCGACTCGGTATTGCCGCAATACTTATAATGTTTTGCCCACAGTCTCAAGAATTGTTTCCAGCAATTCGTGATCCTGTTTGGCCTTGCCAAATTCGGCTTTGTGTGCCAGCTTGATGGCTTTTTTCAACACACCTGGCTTGATCTCAAGTTCTTCCGCAATGGCCTTGATGGTGTCGTTGAGTCCACCAGTGAGTGTTTCAATTTCTTGAGTCACTTGCATGCCCTCGTTGATGATTTGAATCAGTTTGATCTTTTGATCGCCGTTGAATGTTTTTTGTTGTGTCATAGAAATCTCCTAAAGTAGTCAGTTAGTATAACTGTTACTCCAGGAGATGTCAAGGTGTTGTTGCTCGTTTTAGGGTACGCAGTAGCGAATTGTTTCCCCAGGGTAGAAGCCACCCCACACTTACGGTAACAAGTACCGGTCCTAAGGGTGTTTGATTAGCTCATTCGAGCATGTTCTCTACGGCGTTGAGCACCAATGTACACCACACGTTCAATCAGATGATTTCGTTGCGCAAACGCTAATTCGCTGATCAACCCATGTTTGGTAAATTGGCGGTCAATGTATTTTTTAATCTTTTCTACATCGTCGCGAGTGGTAACTGATTCCAGCATGTGTTTGACTTGCTTGACTGTTTCGGCCACTGCTAACTTTGCAGCATCGGCCACTTTCTTGTCATAAGCAGCACGTTCAGCTGGTGTTACTCCGCCAGATGTTACTTTGGTAGCAGGTGCTGCTGCCAGCGGTTTAACTTTTGCAGGTGTTGATGTTAAACTAGGAACAGTTGGTTTGGGCAAACTAATACCAGTTTTGATATTGGGTGCATAGTTCACACTGGAATATCCAGCGGGTCCTGCAAAATTAGGCGTAACTGGTTTCTTGGCAGCCGCTGCATCACGTGCAGCTTGACGACGAGCAACTTCTCTACGACCAACATAACCAGCACCTTGTGGATCCTCGCCCGGGAACGTGCCGACTGCTGTGGTCGGCTTGGTTGCTGCTGGCTTGGTTGTGGCCGCTGCTGTTGTTGTTGCTGATGGCTTGCTTGTTGTTGCAGAAACAGCGTCAGTTGCATCACCGGCAGTTGCATCACCAGCAGCTTGTTGTGCTTTGCTAAGTTCATCAGCAATTTCTTGTTCACGTTCTGCACGAAGTTCGCTTGGCAAATAAGGCCGGCCAGTTTTAGGATTCAAGAATCCTGTATTAATAGGACGTTCAAATTTAGAAGCTTTTGCTGTGGTGCTAGTGGCTGTTTGTGGTTCAGCTGTTTGTGGATCAGCTGCCGGCGCAACGGGTGCTGTGTAAGGTATACCCATTTTACTGTAAACTGAAGTTACCACTTCTTGTGGCACACCTTGTTTGGTTAGCCAGGCAGCCAATTGATCTGAGTCACTGGGTTTGCCAGCTTGGTGCCAGTTCATCTTGAGTTTTTCTTTGGTCACGTTCCTGGTAAATTGACGACCAAATGTGCTCAGTGCGCCACCTACTTTGCTGAGCCCACGGCTCAACATGCCGGGTTTTTTGGCTGCAGGTGCGACCGGAGCACCTGCCATGTCAGGACGGTACAAATCAGGTATATTTGTACGATCAGGACCAGCAGCATCAAATTCTTTCAACTGCGCACGACGATGACGATCAACGTTCTCAAACACTGTGTAGGTGCCAGCAGTGGTTAAGTTTACAGTTTTGCTCTTGCGTCCTATGCTTTCGTTCAACGTCCAATTCAAGATGGTTGTTTTTTTATCAATCAACTGACTAGCCGGCAATGTAATTAACTTGACAGATTCTGCAAATCCTTTTGGTCTTATTGAACCGCCGGCACCACCGGGTGTGTAATTTGATGGACCCATTGGTGCCAAGCCTGGTTTGGTAGCTTTCATAGATCCGTCTGGCTGTAGTTCAGCATTTGGAAAACGTTTGGTAAAGTCGGCCTTCCAGGCATCGTATGCGGCTGTTTGTCTGGCCAGTTCGTCAGCGGGCAAACCAGCGTTTGGTGGAATAAAACTACCCTTGTCGTTGACAGGAATGCCGTATTCTAATTTTTGTCCCAGTGAGTCAGTGCTGGTTGGTCCTGATTGACTGTAATCAATAGGAGCAGAATATTTTCCTGGATCAGCAGCAGCTTGACTCACATCAGCAGCGTCAACCCCTCCTAGGCGTTCCAGGCTTCCAGTTTGTGTGATAGAACTGTCAGGCACATTGCCTTTGGCAATGTCGGCCATGGTGTTGGCATTGGTACCCACGCCGCCGGCATAAACGTCGGCTCCTGATGCAGGCGGCAAGGTGATTTCTTGTCCAGGAAATATCACATCAGGATTGAGATTCTGGCCACCTACTGCGCCAGCGTCTGCTGCCAATTGTGGATTTAGCCCAACTAGTTCTTGTACCGATACACCGTTTGCTTGAGCAATCTGACTCAGTGTGTCGCCGGCTTGCACAGTGTATGTAGGCAAGTCAGGACCAGGTACAAATGTAGACGCCGCGGCAGCTGGATCGGTACCAGCGGCCGCCGCACCAGCTGCTGGGTCTGCCCCAAACATACCAGCAATAGATTGACCTGCCCAGGCCAATGCTGCTGCACCTGCACCTTTGCCAAACACACTGCTTAGTTTTTCGCCTTTGATTGCTGCGTCCAGGGCATAGGTTAGGCCAGCAATGACTGGAAGACTTGCACCACCTGTGGCCAGGCCTGTAATGGCCACCAATGCTGCTTTGGCAAATCCAGCAGACTTGGGATATTTCTTTACCAGCATGCGATACTTTTTGATCGCCTGCATTACTGCACCTTTTTGTCCGCCGGCCAGGCCAGCCAGGGCATCAGTGGCCTGATCATAAGCAGTGTCAACTGCTGACACAGGCACAGAATTCTGTACACCGCTCAACACCGTGTTGACCGAATCTCTGATACTGGCTGCAAGATCTGTGGCCTTGTCTTTGCCGCGTCCCAGCATGGTACGATTAGTGCCAGTTGCTGTGTTGGTCATTCCTGCTTCTGCGTCGGCAAACACCTGTAGAATTTCTTTTTCGCTCATGCGGCGTTCGGCAAGATAGCGTCCCACTTGCTTGAAACTGCGATAAACAGGATCTTGCAACAGCAAGGATTCGTCAATTCGTATGCGTTTGTTTGGCTCAGTAATTATTGTTTTAGAATTATTATGACCTCCCGCCATGCCCGACTCGTCCAGGCCACGGTCCTGGCGCCATTTGCGAACACTCTTGCCACGATCGCGACCGCTGCCTAGTTTGGGTCTATTATCGCCTAACTTTTCCGCCACACCTTGCTCTCTTAGCGGAGGAAATCTAGCCAGACTACGAATGAGTTGACTGGTCCAGCCCGAAACATCGCTTGACCCAATTTCGTCAACATCGCCTACGAAGTCTGCAATTTCGTCAATGGCCATTCCAACCACATCGGGGCCGTATTTGGCCAACACTTCGGGATGTTGTGTTATGATTCTGCGAGTGATAGCATTGGTCACTGAACTGTACTCACGGTTTTCTGTCACACCTTTGGTATCGTTGGCAAACTGTTTCTTGGTTGCTTTGACAATGCCCTTGAATCTCTTGTTGCCACGAGCATAATCACCGGCCGCATCAGCAGCAGTGGCATCGGCACCAG